GAGTCCATGCATTCGAGGCCGTAATAGCTGTCTCCCGGAACCACGGCGATCGATGCGGACGAGTCGATGTTCATCGAGCCGCAGACGCCGCACTTATCCGTTGGACCTGGAGCTTCTGCCATCAGATTGCCTTCCTTCCGTAGAACCGACCGAACGCATCGGGGACGCGGGCGAGCTCCTCCGGCGTGAGCGCGCCGAGATAGATCTTCGTGTGCGCGATGTCGGAGTGTCCCGCGAGCTGGGCGATGAGCTCAATATCCGCCCCGCCGCGACGCCAGTTCGTGAGCGCGGTGTTGCGCGCGCGGTGGATCTTGAAGTCGAGACTCGCCGGAAGGCGCTTCTTGATCCGGGTGAAGATCTGCGAGAACCCGTCGTAGCTGAAGGGGTCACCATGCCGGTTGAGGAACAGCGGACCGGACGATTGCGACGGCCGCCAGTCTTTGACGTAGCCGTCGATCTGGGCCACGACGGCGGGATTTGTGATCGGGACGCAGCGGATCCCGGCGTCGGTCTTGGCGTCGCGGACCCAGAGGACTTTGCGGGTGAGTTCGACGTCGTCGGGCCAGTTGAGCTGGCGGATCTCATCCTTGCGCAGTCCGCAGCAGAGCGCGATCGCGACGATCGTGACGTCGCGTTCGGGTTGCTGGCCGCCCCGGGCGGCCGCGAGGATGAGCGGGACCTGGTCGTCGGTGAACGGCGCGCGCCGGCGCTTGGGCTGCTTCGGGATCGTGAGGGTCTCGAGCGGATCGTCGGTGAGGATCTTGGCACGGACGAGCCAGCCGGCGAATCGGCGCGCCGTGCCACCGTCGTGGTGGGCCTCGGTCGCATGGCCGGCCGCGATCTTCTCGGCGAGGTATGCGTTCACGAGCTCGAGGGTAAAGTCGGCGATCGTCGGGCAGCGCTCGGCGAATCGCTCCAGGGTCTTCGCATAGCTGCGCAGCGTCCACGGCCGCAGGTCGTGCCGAGAACGCAGGAAGCTCTCGATCGCCTCGGTGAACGGCGCGTCAGTCGCGCGCATCGTCGTCTCTTCGGTTGCTAAGGTCCGTGGTGCTCGCAAGGCTGTCTCTTTCTTGCGGGCGGCCCCCAGCGCGCGACAGTACGCCTTCGTGCCACTCCCACAGGCCGAGCGCGCCCTTCGCGGGGATTGGCTCATCGAGCGGCTCGACATCGGCGATGAACCATGCGAAGCGCCCCGCCGCGTAGTCGCCAAACGCGCGCTCGTATCCGCGGCGCAGGATCTCGTCGGCTAGGCCGGTCGTCGAGCACACTTCGACGAGCCGCGCGGTCGCGATCACCGCGCCGCGCGGCAACATGCTCGACGAGTAGATCCCGGCCGGGACGAGTGTCTCGTTGTAGAACGGCTCGCTGAGGAACGCAGCCAGGGCGTACCGCGGCATCGACTTCGCGGCGTGGATGGCGATGGGCCCGCGGTACGACGTCGACCACGAGCGTGTCTCGATGCACTTCGCGCCGATGGCGACGAGCGTGGCCCACGGCTGCGTCATCGAGAGCGCCTTCATCGCAGCACGCCGAGCGCCCGGCGGGTCGATGCCACAAGCTCATCAAGCGCATCGACTGGCGTCCAGTGCGTCGAGCTCGGGCAGCACTTCGCGATCGCCACGCGGCCACGCTTGACCTTCGCCTTCCACGCGACCGTCTTCCCGTCGCTGCAAACGACCTGGACGATGATGACCGCGACGTGGGGCTTCCCGCGGCCATGCAGGCCCTCGACAATGTCGCGGATCTCGATCGCGAGCCGCTCGATCACGGCAAGACTTCGACGAGCTCGAACTCGACGACCCAGAGCGGATGGGGATCATCGCGCCAATCCTCGCGGATCTGCGCCACCGTCTCGGCGTATCCATTCGCCTCGAGCCACTCGAACCCCTCGCGGATGAAATCGCCTCGAAGCATCTCGCTCGGAAACTGCTGGTACGGATCGCGGGCGAGTCGAATGGTCGCGACCCTGCGCGCGCCCTTCGCGCGCCCGACACGTGGCGAGCGGTTCCACGCGTCGACCAGATCCCCGACGTGGAACCGAGCGGCGTACTCGGGCGACCAGTCGCGGCGGGTCATCGTCTTCGCGCCGGCGAGGAGGGCGGGGGTCGTCCAGGCGAAGGAGATGATCACGGGTTGAGGTCCTCGCGGTGGGCGTCGATGATCGCCTGCGGCATCGGCATCTCGCCGAGGCAGCGAAAGTCACATGGCTTCTTGTGGACCGGGCAGTCCCAATCGAAGTCCTTGCCGCTCAGCGTGAGCAGAACCGTGCCGCACGGGCGACCGCGAGGAGGAGGCCCATCGCAGACCCAGGCCTCGACGAGCTCGGGCAACTTCACCAGAGCCACTGGTCCTTCGCCGCGCCAGTGCCGTGGCAGTTGAAGCACGTGTGCGTCTCACCGTTGCAGTTGCGCTCCCAACAGCCCTCCGAGCTGTCCTGGTCCTCGCACCAGTTGAAGCCGTCGCCACCGCACGACTGGCAGCTGCGTTCGCCGATCAGCTCGTCGTCGAACCCGCCCTCGGCGGTCATTCCGGCGGCTCCTCGGTGCGCGCGCGGAGCGCGGCGCCGACGAGCTGATCGGCGATCGCGTCGTCCTCGATCTCGCTCCACGAGCCTTCGGGCAGCAGCCGCGCGAGCCACTCGCCGAGCGCCCACGCGTCGGGCTGCTGCAGCAGCGCCCAGGCGATGGCCTCGGTCGGATCGGGCGGCGGCGCACCGAGGTCGGGACGCACGAGCGAGCGCGTCGCGGTCTTCCTCGGCACTACGGCAGCCACCAGGTCACGGCACACAGATCGGGGCAGCCGAGCGACGCGCGCGTCGCCGCGGTGAGATCCCAGAGCCGACCGGCCACGAACGGTCCGCGATCGACGACCGGCACGAACACGATGCGGCCGCCATACGCGAGCGCGACGAGGGTGCCGCACGCGAGCGTCCGATGCGCGACCCCCTGGAGCTCGGGCGTCATCAGCTGGCCGCAGGCGGTCCGGTTGCCGTAGAAGCCGGGCCCGTACCAGGACGCGATCGCGACCGAGGATGCCGGGTCATCGCGAGGTCCACTCGATTGAGTGGCGAGGGTCGGGCCTTGTGACGTGCTCAACTCCTCGCTCGCCGGCGCCGCGGTGACTTCTACATCACCACGGTCCTCGGTCGCGGGGGGGTTAGGCACACGCGTCGCGTGCACCGCCGAGATCACGACGCCACCGCTTCCAGGGGCTTCCGTCGTGACCTCGGCGCTGAGCGCGATCCGTTGGGCGAGCAGCGTGGCGACCATCCCGGCCGCGAAGGCCCACAGGATCCAGGCGACGAACGGGCGCAGGGACGCGCGCGGCAGGAGGTCGATGATCCCGTCGCCGGGCCACGCAATGTGAGCGGGAGCGCGCACCCGCCGCTCGGCCGCGCGCGCGACGAGCCGGATCCCGAGCGTGCCGAGGAGGGTGAGCGACACGATCACGACGGCGCCGAACGGGATCGAGGTCCAGTAGGCGTCGATCATCGCAGCACCCCCGCGTGGCGGAGAGCGCGAGCGACGTGCCGCGCCCAGTCGACGAGCGCGTTGACGCCGGTGAACTTCTTACCGCACCAGCAGCCGAAGTCGCCGCCGGTCCCATCCACGACGCCTTCGCCGATGCCGTGGCGCTCGATCACCAGCGCAGCCTTCTCGATCATCGCCCCACGACCCGCAGGCCGTAGCGCGCGCCGACGAGCGCGCACCGGGCGTCGATGTGGGCAGCGCCGCGGTCGATGGCCCAGTCCCAGTGGAGCGCGACGCCGAGCTCGGACCAGAAGCGGGCAGCGATCCAGTGGTAGTTCGCCCTCACTCCGAGTCGTCCGAGGCCGCCGCCGCCTCCGCGAACGTCGCGTACGTCCCCACTAACTCCGAGCCGTTCGGACCGACGCGCCAGAGCTCGTGGTGTGACTCGTCGATCGTCCGGATCGCGACGCCGGTGAGACGAACGGGCTCGCTCATGGACGACTAGCCGAGCCACGTGCTCGTGCGTACGGCGCGTCGACATCACCGAACGGGTCCTCATCCTCGGTCGGCGGAGGCGCGACTACGGTCGGGGCGTGCCGCGCCACGAGCTCACGTGCATGCGCGTCGCAGATCCGCAGCTGCGTCGAGCCGCTCCGCCCGTGCGTCTGCCAGATCGCGAGGAACCGCTGGGGCTCGGGGCAGTAGTCGAACTCAAAGCCTCGCATGACCCAGCGCATGCCGACGACCTGGCAGAGCCACCGCTGCGCGTCCTCGGTGACGCTCACGTTGATCGCGCCGGGGCCCTCGAAGATGTTGCTCACGACGCCGCTCGGTGCGCGCTTCCGTCAGCGCACGAAGTAGGCGTTCCCGGATAGAAGAAGACCTGTCCGCACCGAGGGCACTGGTACTTATGGGGACGCGGACTGAGTAGCGCAGCCTTCGCCGCACGAACATGGCCAGGCGTGGCGACGGCCTGACGGGCGGCGAGTTCGACTCGCTCCTCGCGCTTACGCCGTTCGTGATCCTCGAGGTTGACCTGAGTCTGTGCCGCACGGACTCGCATGCGGAGCTGCAGCAGCTTCGAGTAGCCACGGATCCCGTCGTAATCGAGCGCGGCATTGAGCGACGTTGTGCGGATCAGTGCGAGGTCGTAACCCGTATTCAGCAGGTCGCCGATCGCGCCGAGCAGGATGTCCTTCGCACCTTCGGGGATGTGTGGCTGGTTGTGGCGCTTGCAGGCCGTCGCGATCTCGACCAGCAGCGCCCGCTTCTCAGCGCGCCACTGCTTTTTCGGTCGTATCGGCGCCGCTGCGCCGGTTTGCGTAGCAAACCGTGCGTCCTTACCAACCCTACCCAGCCCAACCCTACCCAGCCCAACCCGTGTCGAGCTGTGCGCGGAACCGGACACCTCATGTGTCGGGACGAAGTCCTCGCGAGTCATTCGGGCGCTACTCGCGATGGCTTCGGGAGCTTGCTGGGGGTCGGATGCGACGGCTTCTGGTACCGCTCCCAGCGGCGGAGAGAGATGTATTCGACGCCCTGATGCTCATAGAGCTGGACGTTGGCGAGCTTCGCCACGAGTCCGTCTCGCCACTTGCGGACAGCCCGCGGCGTGGTCGTGGTGTCGTTGGGGTAGAGGGCCCCCTGCAATGCTGCCGGCGACGCGTTCAGGCGGCCTTCGTCGTCCGCGATCGTGATGAGCCCGACGAACATGAGGCGCTCGTCGCGCGTCATCTTGGCGACCGCCGGGTCGCGCCACATCTCGGGGTCCATGAACCGCTTCCGGCTCACGGCGTCTCATCCGCCCTGACCATCGCGTCGTACTCCGGCGACTTGCGCTCCCACGGCGGCACGAACGCCAGGCCGAGCGCGGCGAAGCACTCCTCCTCAGTACGGCTCGCGACCACGTTGCCGGCCGTGTCCACGATCCCGCGCGACACCGTGAGTCGGCGCGCCGGCAACTGCTTGCGGCCGTGCTCGACCAGGAACATGTTGTGCCCGGCCGATCCGGTGCGGACCAAGAGGGTGATGCCCCACGTGTCGTCGGTCGCGTAGTAGAGGTCGAGGGGACAGCGCGTCGGGTGAGTGAACGACGCGATCTTGTCGCCGTCCTTCGTCTGCTCATAGCCGAGCACGCCCGCGAGGTCGCGATTGATCGCGCTGCGCTGCCACGGGTTCTGCGCGGTGTCGTCCAGCACCACGAGGTCGACGTCGCCGACGTCGTCCCGCCGGCGCCGGATCGAGCCCGCGACCGCCACGAGCGGCGCGTGGATGCCGACGAGGGTCTCGGCGGACCTCGCCCATTCGGTCGCCTGAGCCAACGAGTACCGCGTCGCGACCTTGCTCATCTGCTCTCCTTCTGCGCTCGATTCGCCCTGCGCGCGCCCCGGTCACCGACCCCGGGCCCCTCGGGATGCCTCCCTCGGGGACGCCTGTGCGCGCTCCACTTCCACTGCCAGAAGCTCGGTTACGCCGGGGCCTTGTCCTTGTCCGTGTCCTTCCCCGTGTCCTGCGGCTGCGTGTCCGCGCTCGGGTCGTTGGTCGTCGTCTTCTCGGTGGTGGTCTTCTCGGTCTCGCGCTCCTGCTCCATGTCGGTCCTCCTCTCCCGTCTTCGTCTTCGCTCGCCGTGACGCCGCCGCGGCCGCGGGCCCAACCGTTTGCCGCTGGCGGCGGGATGGCCTACCTCTTCGCGCGCTTCCTCGGGCCTGAGCTGACGAGCGCGTCGTCGGTCGGCGCGGTGGCGTCGACGTCCGCGAGCTCGTCGACGTTCGCGCGTGCGGCTCCGTTCTTCGGGAACGTGCCGAGCGGATCCGTGACGCGTGGGCGCTCGTCGCCCGCGACCTTGAGGCCGAGCGGCATGTTCTCGACGAACTCGAGCCACAGCCGGACGGCGCCGGTCCGCTTGTAGAGGTGGCCGAGCGTGTTCAGCTTCCCCTCGACCCGATCCATCTCGGTCGAGAACGTGAGCGCCATCTCGGGCGGCGTCAGGTCCTCGCCCTGGAGGTTCTTGCGCCCGCCGCGCGGGCCGAAGTCGATCAGCGTGGTCTCGTCGATCAGCATCGCGGTGCCCTTGTTGAGGACGGCGTCGGTGTCCTGCATCTACTTACCGAGCCTGCTGCGCTCGCGGTTCGCGATCGCGTCGATGTGTGCCCAACTCTGCGCGACGTCCCCCAGGTGGGCGACGATCTCCTCGGCCGTGGACTGGGTCGACGCAGGCTGTATGGCTGGTTTCGTCGCGACGTGCTTCCTCTTGGCTGCCTTCTTCGCTGGCATCGTGGCCTCCTTCGCTATTTCGCTAAGAGCTGCGGCTGAATTGGCGCGAACCACTCGCGCGCGTGGGCCCGGATCTGACGCGCCTGCTCGAGCAGGTCGGTCGCGCGGCTCATGACCTCCGACGCGACGAACGCTTCGGCCTCCGCTTCGGAGTGAGCGAGCCGGTACGTGGACCCGGCGGTGCTGAAGCTCACAACAGGCATCCCTTGTCGCCGCAGCTCGGCAACGGCGGCGCGCATGCGGCGCGGGGGCACGCGGTACCGATTCAGCGCGATCTCCTTCGTCAGCTCGCGGCCCTCGGAGAACAGCACCTTGAGGAGCGCGACGTCGCGCGGCCGCGCGGTGGCGAACTCGGAGCGCGGGTCGATCACTGGCGGCACCGCGCATCGGCCCGCGCGCACGCGACGGGATCGTGGTACGAGTAGCCCCGCAGGACCTGGCCCGTCCGTGAGCTCACGACGTGGGTCTCGGTTGGCTCGACCACGAAGATCATCCCGCTGGTGGTCAGCTGCAGCCGCCGGATCGGCGCGCGGCAGCGGCCGCACGGCTCGGCGTCGCTCACGAGCACCAGTGGGAGCGGCGACTCGCCGCGGGCCGCCACGTCACGCTCGATGGCGGTGAGGGACCTCATCGGAGGTCGCCCCACCGCGCGCCTCTGGCGGCAACATGCCGTCCTTTCACATACGCGCCGATGCGAGTGAGCCAGTAGCGATAGAACCATCCCCAGAGCGCCGACACTTGGTCGTCAGGCATCGCGTCGAGGGCAGCCTCCCAGCGACGTATCTCCGCGAGCGCCCGTAGGTCGGTCATGACAGGTCCCTCGGTGTGTCCAGTCGGATGCGTTGCGAGCGCATGTACGCCCCGGTGTCGTCGTTCATGCGGCGGTCGTTCGCGCGACAGTTCGGCTCTCCGCGCCAGCGCGCAGCGAGACGATCCCACCAGTGCTGATAGCTGCGACCGCGCCAGACGAACACCGCGTCGTTCCCGTTCTGGTCTTCGTGGATGCGCTGATAGGCACCGGCCTTCGGCGCGTAGAAGTAGCCGGGGGCCTCACCGTGGAACGTCTCGTACTGACTGTCGAGCGGCCCGTCGATGCAGAGCACGACGTAGTGGCGGTCGGTCATCTTCGGCGGGTCTCCGTACTCGCAGCCGTCCACCCACCCACTCGCGGGCTTGAGCAGCAGTTCAGTCATCGCGCGGCCCGAAGGAACAGCGCGAGCGCCCGGAACAGGACCACCGCGGTGACGGTCCCGGCGTAGAGCAGGAAGACGGCACGACGAAGACGTCGAACTCGTCGAGGGTCACGAGCGTCACGCGAGCTCGACCGTCTCGTCCACGATTTGCCGGCGGCGCTTGGCGATGACGCCGAGCGAGAGCCGGTTGCGGTGCACGTCGCGGATGTGACGAGCGGCCTCGACCTCAGCGGCGGCGGCGGTCGCGTGCAGGGTCGGCGCCGTGCGCTTCGTGAAGGCGCAGGGCTTGAGGACGTTCCCGTCCGGAGCGTCGATGATCGGGCACGACGCCACGAACCGTTTGACCTGGCGCTCGATCACCTTCGTGGGCGCGGCCGCGGGGGTCATGCCGGCACCGCGCTGCGGACATCGTCGGGGTGGTACTGGAGGATCAGCTCGAGACGCTTCAGCGGCCCCACGTCGTAGCGCAGCGCGCAGCCGGTCGATCTCCTCCGACGCCTTCATGCCGGCACCGCCGCGAACAGCGACCACGGGTCGACATCGGTGTACCGCGCGAGGATCAGCGCGAACCGCCAGAGCTGAACGCAGGCCCTCTTCTCGGTGGCGCTCGCATAGGTGTCGGCGTCCTTGCGCTCGACCGCGTCCATCTTTCGCCAGAGCGCGCCGATGAACGCGGCGTCGAGCGAGGTCAGGTTCCGGGCGTGCTCTTCGCAGCGCGGGCAGCCGTCGACGAGGATTGCGGGCCGCGCGGGGTCGCCGAGGTCCGGGTGAAAGCTGTGGCTCATGACTGCACCGCCGGCGCGGGCTCGCCGAGCCCCGCTATCGGCGCCTCCGTCCCTGGCGCGGTATCAGATTCGACCGCGCCGAGCGCCGCCATGACGTCCTGGTAGATCGCCGCGCCCTTCGCCACGAAGCCCTGCTCGAGGCCGTGGTCGCTCAGGAGCTTGCGCGCGATCCGGCGCCGATCCTCGGTCGCTGCCTTCCATGCCTTCGCGTACGCAGTCGTCTGCTGGGGCGTGAGCGCGGCCTCGGTGAGCGCCTCGCGCGCCACCGGCTCGCCCTTCGGAGCGTCCTCGGTCGCTGCGGGATCGTCGACCGAACTATCGCCAGCCCCGATGAGGTCCGAGACCGCCCGGCTGATCATCCGCGTCCATGCCGTCGCTGGCACCGAGTGGTCTTGGGCCTTGAACGAGCGCTCATTGACGCTGGCGATCCCGACGCCGAAGCCGACTCGACCGTTCGGCGCGACCACCTGTCCGTGGTAACGCGCATAGACCGTCGGGCAGCCGCAGTCCTCACCTTCAGCCATCGTGAGTCCGTGCTTGCCGAGCACAATCCGCGAGCAGGTCGCCTCGACGTGCCGGTGACCGATGACCTCCTTCGCGATGACGAGGTCGAGGTTGAAGTAACGCGCGAGCTTGCGCCACGCGCTCTTGCGCTTCCGCTGCTCGAGGCTTTCCACGTTCGTGACCATGCCGTCCTTCACGAGTTGAGTCTTGACGACGTACCAGGCGTAGTCGCTTGGAATGAGCACCGCATCGCAGAGCGCGAGGTACGCAGCCTCCATCGCCTTTGCGCGTTCGGCGAGGACGAGCGGTTCGATCACCGGCGTGCGGGCGAGTCGTCGATCCGCAGTGTTGATCGCAGGAACCGGGTATTGACCGGCGCCGACGCGGTCGCGCTCCTCCCATGCGTCGGCGCTCGAGCCATGATTCGACCGCTGGCCAGCGCCCGCTTCGCGGTCGGTCTTCTCGGGCACCTCGTCGGCTGCTATCGCCATATCGCTTCGCTTCTCCCCTATGCCTTCTGGCGCAGCTTCGCCGGGCTCTCGACCCGGTGGCGGTAGTCGTTGATCGCGGGCAGCCGGCGCGCGAGTGCGCTCAGCCGGCCGTGTCTCGGTACTCACTTTGACCGCGTCCAGAGCTTGTCGAGGGCGCTCAGGCCGACCTCTTCGATTCGGCGCGCGATGATCCCGTCAGAGAACCCGCGGTCGTAGGCGCTGGCGGCGAGAATACTGATGACGATCACCCCGAAGCACGACCCGGCGACGAACCCGATCGCGAACATCACCACTGCGCGAGCCGCTCGGCGATGCGATCGATGACCACGATGACGGCGACACACCAGGTGCCGAGGACGATCCACACGCCCAAGATGAGGAACCAGACGCCGGGGAAGGCCAGCAGGGCGGTCATGCCGGCACACCGTCGAGCGCGCCCGTCAATTCGTGGAGCACGCAGTCGAGCCGACGATGGATGGCGCAGGCTCGCTTCATCTCCGCGGTCGCGACGACGAGGAGCTTCTCTTCCTCGCGAGCGATCACCTGGGCCTCGATGCCGAGTTCCACTTGGTGGGCGTGGTCGCGATCACTGCGCGCGGCGCTCATGTCGCGGCCGCAGCGCGCGACCGCTCCGCGACTTCAGCTAGGACGTGCTTCGAGAAGAGGTAGGTCGGCGGAATCTGGAGTGCCTCGACGAGCTTGTCGATCTCGGCGGGCGTGGGGATCTCGGCGCCGGTCTCGATCCGGCTCATACGGCCGGGGTCGGTCCCGAGGCGCTCGGCCAACTCGGCCTGCTTGAGCCCCGCGACCTCCCGGTAGTACCGCACGCCCGTTCCGGCCATTTCGCCTCCCTGAACCGCTTACAAGTGCTTGGGACCGGACTGTAGGTACGGTTTGGCCCCCTGTCAAGGCTGTAGTTCCGGTTTTTACCCGCAGACCGGGCTGGGGGTCCGAAAGTGCACGCATGGACGCCCCGGACAGCGGCCCCCGATCCCCGAGCGCCCTGCGTAAGAGCTTCGCGAAGCTCATCAGCGCGAGGGATCTCCAGCCGACCGCAACGACCACGCCACCCTTCGCCGCCACGACTGCCGCGCCAGCAGCGCCGGCAGCGGGCGCGAAGACCTGGGTGGTCATCAAAGAGTGGTCCGGCAACGGCGCGAAGGACACCGAGACCTTCACCGTCGGAAGCGAATGGCGCGTCGATTGGGTGAACAGCGGATCGTTACTCGGCGTCACGATCTATGACGCCGCCACGAAGTTCCCGGTCGGCCTCGCGGCGAACACGACCGCCCAGACGAGCGACACCAGCTTCCAGCACAAGGCCGGCACGTACTACCTGTCTGTCAACGCGATCGGCCCGTGGAAGATCGCCGTTCAGGACATGCGCTAGGGCTTCAGGGATCTGTAGCCGTGGCCTTCTCCTTTGCTTAGCCGGTTCCGATCGCGGGCGCGACCTTATCCGCGACGGTCTGGATCACACCACTGGCCGGCGGCGACTCCGAGTGCTTCGTCGTGACGCCGTAGATGAACTGCGAGAGCGCATAGACGGGCGCGAACAGCGTGACCCAGAAGCCGAAGAACGCGCTCGGGTCGATGAGGTTGAACGCCGGTACACCGGACGCCCCGGCGAAGCCGCCGGTGACCCACGATGCTGCGGCCGCGATGACGAACGTCGTCGCCACCGTGAGCGCGGCCGCGGCCCTGCCGGTGATGCTGGCCCCGAAGAGGATTTCTTGAACAAAAGGAACGATCAGACCGGCGACAAATGCAGCTATGACTTGAGCACTTTCCATGTTGATGTCCTCCTTCCTTCGATGAACTCTCGGTCGGTCTTCGTGTGCTTCGACGCGTTGCACGAAGCGCACGCCGGAACGATGTTGTCGATGTCGTTCGTGCCGCCACGCGTCAGCGGGACCCTGTGGTCACGCTGGAGGGGCTTCGGCTCCCCGCAGTACGCGCAGAGATTCGCGAAGAGGGCGCACTTCTCGCGCCACTCTTGGAGGGTGTGCGAGCCGCCGTTGCCACTCTTGCGAGCTCGTCGATTGGCCTGGTACTGAACCATCAGGCCTCGATGCCCCCTACGCCAGCGAGAGAGCCAATCCTTCCGACGGGAGGTGTACGCAGTTCGTCGACGAACCGGATCAGCCAGCCGTTGGGCCTTGAAATAGGCGAGCCGCTGTTCTCGGTGCGCAGCAGACCATTTGACCCACACGGCGCTGACCCTTTCGGGATGTTGCTGCCGGTAACGCCGCGAGTTCACCCGCAGCTTTTCGGGATCGCGAATCGTCCGGCCCCTGTGGCAGCCGCACCCGATGCCACCCGATTTGGCGTGCGAATGCATGAACTCCCTCTTTCCCCCTTTCCGCTATGGCTTCGGTGCGTCGATCGTGCGCTCGCCGATCTTCTGCAGGCCGACCCCGATGTCTGTGATGATGACTGCTAGCTCCGCATCGCCGATGTGACTGCCCGACGCCGAGACGTTCCGGATCGCGGCGGCTTCGTCCGCGAGGACCTGCTTGATCGCGGTGAAGGTGTTGATCTTCTCCACCACCGCTGGGTCGTTGAGCATCGCGAGCAACTGATCGACGGTCATGTCTTCTCCTCCTGCGAGTAGTGCGTCTATGGCTGCGCGGTTCCGCGTGCCGGGGTCGTGGCGATCGCCGGGCGAGAGCTCGCCGTGGTTGACCAGCGGCAGCGGACCGCGCCGCGCGCGGATGTCGCGGATCAGGTCGGCCGCGGCGTTCAACGTGTCGGACTCGAGCAGTTGGTCGGCGAAGCCCTCCATTTCGATGCCGATGCTCTCTAGGTTCGGGTTCACCCCGTCGTAGAGCGGCGTCGTCGGGGTGCCGACGATCCGGCCGGCGTGCCACGCCGCGTACTCCTCGGGTACGAGCTGGTAGACGGTCGATCGCTGGATGAGGTAGTTCGCCGAGACGTTGCCGGTCTCGGTGAGCCAGGTCCGCGAGTCGGTGCCTTCTGTGGTGTGCAAGACGATGTACCGGATGTCGGACCCGCCGCGGTCGTTGAAGAATTGGGACGGCAGCGAGATCACGTTCATTTCCTACCTCCTCGGTGGTCTTCGATCGGCGGGATCCGCTTCTCTTTCCGCTTGCGAGCGATGAGCGACGCGAGCGGCGGGTCTTCCCATTCGATCGTGGTCGCGCCGCCGTGACCGTGGATCTTGAGCAAGTCCAGCGAGGAATCGAAGATCACGATCGAGCGCGGCGCCGTGAGCCAGAACAGCACGATCACGCCGCTGTCCGACTCGACACCCTGCCCGACTTCGCCGATTCCGCTCATCCCGTGCGAATCGTCCGTCCGTCGAAGCGCGAACCGCCTCACCCGATGTCGCCCGGCTGCTCGTCCATGCCGGCCGGACGCTGGATGTTCGACCGCTCATCGATCGAATGCGACCGCTCATCGGTGACGCCGTGAGCGAACCCAGCGGCGTGGCCGGCCGCAGCCCCAGCTTGCCGCGCTTGGCGCTCATCGTCCTGCTTCTCACGCTCCTGCTGCGCCCCTTCGAGCATCCCGGCGGCCTTCCCGGCGGCAGCCGCAGCCTGCTCGGTTTTTTCGAGCAGTGTTTGGAGCCGGCCGTCGACCGCCTTGCCCAGCTCGAACACCTGCCCGCCGACCTCGACGATCTTGGCCGTGCCTTGTTCAGCGGCGACCTTCGCGTCGTCCACCTTGCGGGTGTTGCGCAGCCCGACCAGCAGCGCGCCGAGTGCCACGAGCGTCGGCGGGACCGCGACGATGATCGCGATGACGACTGCATCGCTCATTTCATTTCCTCCGTCAGGTAGCCGCGGTGATCTGCTCGACGGTCATCCGATCACCATCGCGTAGTTGCGGCCTCGCGGCGGCTGCCCGATGACCACCTCGAGGTAGAGCTTCGTGGCGACGGCCCGTTGAGACGTCGGTCGCATCACCGTGTCGACGTAGACCTTCGTCGCTCGGGCCTTCTGTCCCGTTGGCCGCATGACCGTTTCGGTGAAGACCTTTGTGGCGAGCGTCTTCGTGATCGTGGTAATCACGTCGATGTAGATCTTGGTGGCCCGAGCCTTCTGCGAGGTCGGCAGCACGATGGTCTCGATCTCGATCTTGGTGGCCCGAGCCTTCTGCGAGGTCGGCAAGGCCACCGTATCGACATAGACCTTCGTGGCCCGGACGACCCTGCTCGTCACCGCGAGGACGACGTTGGTGAATATCTTGGTGGCGCGGTTCGCCATCTAGGCGTTCACCTTCACACCGGCCTCAAGGGCGTTGGCCTCGGCGAGCGTGTAGGCCGCGCCGGTCGCGGGATTGAGGAACAGGTGGTCTCGCTCGTACGTGTAGGTGTTGCCGAGCGGGTGAACGGTCGCGTTGTCCCGGTTCACGCCTCCGTCCCGTTGAACGGTGACGATCGACCGCGCTCCGGCATCGTCCTTCCGAACGACGGCCACGAACGCGACCCCGAGGATCGTGCCGGACGCCGGTGTCAGGGCCGTCATTGCGAAGGTCGAGCGATCGCCGACCGTCGCGTCGCTGAGATAGGTCGTGTCGGCGTCCTGCGCGGCCTCCTCCACGCGACTGTGATCGGTCGCGCCCGCGTTGCGGGTCCATTGGAGGACGCCGCCGTCCGCGTTCACGCGGCGAGACTGAACGCGCACGTCGCCGGGATAGTCGTTTTGCGGCGCCGCGCCGGTCGTGTCCCACAGGACGAGGTCATCGAGAGTGATAGTTCCGCCGCCTGCGTTCTGCACCGACCCGAGCCATGCATGGGTCACCTGACTGTTGGCCGACGCTCGGGTGTTCAGGGCCGAGGCGTTGATGTCCACCACGCCGTTGATCTTGGTGACGATGGTGCCTACCGTCGGACTGATTAGAACCTTCGTCTCGAAGTGAACGAATGTGGCCGAAAGGAAGAGTTTTGTGCCGGTCGCGAGCAGCGTGCCGGCGGTCCCACGACGAACCTCCATGAACCCGGCCCCATTGAGTTGAAAGGAGAGTTGGACTGTTGCGGCATCCGCGAAACTGAGGAAGATGCCGCCCGACGCGTTGTTGGCGGTTTTTAGACCACAAGAAGCACCAACTGTCGCGGGCGTGCCGGGAATCGACTTGGTGACGTAGTTCGCATTGTTGCAACCAAATTGGAGCCCGGCGGTGCCGTTGCGGCCCGCAGCCGCCGCGATACCGAGGCCTCCCACATTGAACACTTGGTCGTAGACGAGGCCGAGGTCGGCGGTCACGTACTCGTCGAAACTGTCCCACCACGCAAAGGCCATCTAGGTCCTCCTCAACTTGAGCGTGAGCGTGGCCCGCGCGAGCACCGTCGCCGAGTCGATGTTCACCCGGATCGTCTCGCCCGCCGCGATCGCGGTCGTCCATCCCGTGAGCACGTCGTCGCTGTTCTTCGCTGCGGCCGCGAGCGTCGGCTTCGCCGCGGCGCAGATCGAGTCCGCGACGGTCGGCGGGAAGTTCGCGTACACGTTCTTCCAGAGGTCGAGCACGATCGAGCCCGCGACGTCGGCGAGCAAGGTCCAGGAGACGATCTCGGCGTCGAAGTCGATGGCGAAGTCGAGCGCCACGCCCACGATCGGCGGGGCCCCGGAGCCGTCGAGCACGATCACCGCGTCCGCGTATTCGGCCGCCGCCGCCGGTGGCGCGCTGCTGCCGACGGCGTCGATCGCCGCGGCGCCTCCGCCAAGCGCGATCTGCAGCAGCCGGTCGCCCTGCTGGCGCCGGAGCAGGTCGGCCAGGATCCGCGGGTGCCGGCTGGAGCCGATCACCTAGAAGCTCGCGTCATACGGTTCGATTCCTAGCACGGCGAGATACGTCCCGTCGCCGCTGGTCTGATCGCTGCGGATCGAGCGGATCACGTAGTCGCCCGCGGCGATCCCCTGGGCCGGCGTGTCGACGGTGATCCGGTCGTGCAGCTGCAGGCCGGGGTTGCCGATCGCGCCGGCCTGAACCCGTGACGTGTACCGGCGCACGCGCCCGAGGATGGACAGCGCGGTCGCGTAGCCCATCGCAAGGTTCGAGACGCTCAGGTCCAGGATGTCGAGCACCCGGATCTCGCCGAGGAGCTCGCGCTCGAGGTCGGTGTCGATCGCGGTCGCGAGTGTGGCCACCGGCGCCGACGAGGGCGTCCCGGCGACGGCGTACTTCACGATCGTGCCCTCCTCGATGAACACCGCCCAGAGGCCGAGGTCGTCGTGATCGAGGGAGAGCTCGTTGCTGTTCTTGTTCGGCTGCTGGATCGGATTCACGATGTTGCCGGCGAGGTCGACCTGGAAGAGGTTGGTCTGCTCCCAGCCGGTCAGGAACGCGCCGCCCTGGCCATCGCTGTCGAAGCCCATCGGGAAGTTGACCGGCGAGACGACGCGCGACACCTCGGCCCCGGTCACGTCGTTCACCTTCACGAGCGCGGCGGGGCTCGCGTACGTGTCCATGTAGAGGCGGTTGACCTGGTCGTGCCAGAGGCGCACGTGCAGCTGGTCCGGGTTGTCGAACGGCCCGATGAGCGTCGAGGTCGGCGCGGCCCGGTCGACCTTGCGGAACTGCCGACCGGCGCTCGCGCCGAGCGTCGCGTCGAGGCCGTCCGCGATCCACAGGTGGCCGTCGGGGCCGACGTCCATCGAGTCGGGGTAGGCGAGCCATGACGACAGATCGGCCTCGGAGACGATGGCCATGTTCGCGTCCGGGTCGAGCAGGTAGAGGTGGGCGTTGCCGCAGAGCACCCAGACATTGCCGGTCGTGTGGTCCTGGGCGATCGCGCGCACGTCGGGCGCCGGCGCCGCGAACACGAACTGGGCCTGCAGATACTTCGCGCCGATGTTCGCCTTGCCGACGACCCGGACCCTGGTGAAGGTGTTGTCGTCCGAGAGGTCGGCGTCGAAGGCGACCAGATCCACGGACGCCTGATAGGTCCAGACCGAGTCGTCCAGCGGGCCGGCGACGGGCGCGGTGCGGGCGAGGCGGTCCTCGTCGAACCAGAAGCGCATGCCCGCCACCTGGCACGCGGCCTTCGCGCCGTCCATCAGCGTGCCCGACGACAGCGCGAGCTCCTCGAAGACGTACGAGCTCGGGGCCCATTGCCGCCCGGTGGCGGTGCTATCGAGGTTCGCGTGGACCAGCAGGTTGTCGAGCACCTCGTTGAGCGTTTTATTGAGGTAGACGTAGTTCTCCATGTCCCGGATCGCCCCGTCGACGCCAAGCGTCTGCGAGGCCACCGGGATCACCCGCTGGGTAAGCAGCTTCTTGCCCTGGTCGCGGCCGACCAGGAGGATCGTCCCAGCGGCACTGTTCTCCTGGGCGTTGTCGACGATCCCGCTGAACGTGCGCTGCTTGTCCGCGACCGCGCCGTACCACTGGTAGATCTCGAGCCACACGTTCGGCGCTGAAAAACCGGCCAGCGCCGCGGTGCTCCCGGCGCCGTCGACGCCACTGACATTCAGGGCCCCGTCGGTGTTCTGGAGCTCGAGGTTGAACGATGCAGCTGCCGCCTCGTCGTCCTTCTGCAGGCTGATCGCCCCGACCCGCACGCTGACGTCCTCGGTCGTCGTGCCCAACGCGGTGAAGATCCCGGGCCCGTAGACCGCGTCGCTGTTCTGGATCCCGACGAACATCGTGACTACGTGGATGTGGTTCGGGGCCTCATCGCAGACCAGCCAGGCATCGTCCTGGCCGAGCACGCCGCCGAGACCGATGAACGCCGGGACGTTGAGCGCGCTCGGCTGCTTCAACTGCGGCGGATCCGGCGGTCCCTCCTGCACCGATGTCGGCCAGGTCGCGCCGTCATCCGTTGAGGTCGTCCGGTGGACGACGTTGTCAGGAGATGGCGTCGCCGCGTCCGCCCAAACGAGTGCGAGCTCGGTCGCTCCGCGAACGTAGGGGTCGAAGCCGGAGATGTACTCGTGCCCGAAGATGCCGGAGCCGGTGTTGCCGGACGCGTCCACGTCCCCCGCGGCGGCCCAACCGGCGATCGTGGTCGTGCTCCGCGACCAGACGTGCCCGGACAGCGATGCCCCGTCGATGAAGCGGAAGATGTGCCACTTCGCCGCGGTCTTCGCGACGCGGAAGCGCGGCGAGGGATCGCCCCAGCCATCGCCCGGGTTGAAGGCCGTGCTCGTCGCCCCGCTCCATGTCACGCCGTTATCGATGCTGGTGCAGTACTGGATCGCCGCGCCGTGGCGCCAGAACACGTAGAGCGTGATGCCGTCGACGAACAGGTCGACCTGGCGCTCGTCGTAGCCGGAAGTAGCGAACGCGAGGGCCGCCGGCGTTTGGGGAGGAGACCAGTTCACCCCGTCGGACGAGGAGCGCAGTGCCCAGGACCCGGTGGTCGCGTCGCGGTACAGCGCCCAGAGCGTCGAGCCCAGCAGGACCATGCCGAGCTGCGACAGGGTATCGGACGTCTCCGCGATCCCGACGTTCTCCACGTCGACCTGGACCGGATCGGTGAAGAACGCCGATTGCGACTGGTAGCGCAGGGCCCACACGTGCCGCAGCCCGTCGCCGCCGTTGATAACCGGCCAGGTCGCGCGAAAGAGCACGACCGGCATCCCGGTCGATGGCGCGAGCGCGACTCTGACCATCTCGAAGCCGGTGATCACTCCGGGACTCGCGACGCGCGACGTGAGCAGGACCTGCTGGCTGTGCCCGTCGGCGCCGGCCTGGAAGCGTGACTTGAGGAGGCTGACCTCGGTGCCGCTCAGAGCCCTCACGAACCCGAATCCGACTCGACGGGCTGGCAGGTCCGCAGCACCAGCTCAACGATCCACCACGGCTGCCCTTCGACCCAGATCCCGACCCGGGCCTTCGCCGATATGACGGCCACGTCGCGCACGGTGCCCAAGCCTCCGGAGTCGGAGTCGTCCGAGTTGTCGTCGTGGACCGTCTGGGTCTGGTTGAGCGCGAGGTACAGATCGCGCTCGGCCGACGTCTCGCACCAGATCCCGAGCGTCGCGGTGTCGCCCCGCATGGCCGACGACTGGATCGCCTCAGCCGGTCCGGTGAACGCCGGGTCCTTCCCGAGCAGCGGGATCACCGTGGATTCGCTCTCGTTCGCGTACCCCGTGTACACGCCCTTCACCGCGCGATAGGTCATCCCCGCGAGCGTGCCCACTAGGCCGTCACGCTCAGCCGGCGCATCTGCTGACGCATGGACTCGGTGATGATGTCTAGGGTGTCGCTCGCGAGACGCCCGGCCGCCTTCGGGTCGGCGCCGGTCGCCGAGTAGTGCAGATGGATCGTCGGCGCGATCGTGATCGTGTCGCCGCCACGAGCGCCGCCCCCGCCCGCGGAGAGCCCACCGATCGAGGCGAGGCCGATCCCGCCGAGGGCAGCGTTGACCGCCGGAACGCCCTGCCGAATGCCGACGACCAGGCCGCGCGTGATGTTCAGCCCGGCCTCGGCGAAGACCTTCGACGGCGAGCGGTTCTGGAGCGCCGCGTTGAACCCCCCGATGAGCTGCTTCGCCGCGTCGATGATCGTCGCGACGGCGTTCGGGATCGCCCCGACGATCCCGCCGATGAACCCGCCGATCGCGTCCGCCGCGGCCTGGGCGAACTGGGGCGCCAGCTTGAAGAATTCCCCGACCGCGTTGATCACGAATTGCGCGAGCACCGGGATGGCCCTGCCGGCGAAGTTGCCGATGCCGTCGAGCAGCCCCTGGAGGGCCGAGCCGACGATGTTCCCGAGGTCCGTCTTCCATCCGCCCAGCACGTTGAGGAAGTTTCCGAACGTATCGGCCATCCACTTGATCGCGTCGCCGACCGCGGCCTGCGCGGCGCCGAAGGTCCCGACGATCGCCCCGAGCAGCAGGCCGAGGGCGAAGGGGGCGTCCGTCGTGAAGAGCGCGAGCAGCTTCCCGAACGGTGCGAAGAAGTTGCTCACCGCGGTGCCGAGCGCGTCGAACGCTCGGCCCACCACGATCCCGACGATCTGGGCGAGCATCGTGGCCGCGGAGCTGACGTCGTCCCAGTGGGTGATCAGCAGCGCGATCGCGATCCCGACCGCGGCGATCGCCGCGACCAGCAGCAGCAGCGGGGCGATTGGCAGCGAGAGCGCGGTGAACACGCCGGCGATCAGCGGGTCGAAGACCGACATTCCGCCGACCGCCCCGAGGATCGCGCCGTTCATGCCGAGGAAGCCCTTGATGAGCTTCGCGAAGATGCTGGTGCCCACGATCCTCCCGAGGAGCGTGGTGGTCGCCACGAGACCCTGTGAGATAGCCGAGAGCGTGAGCGCCAGCCCGGTGATGCCGACGTCCGCCGCGACCGCCTGGCCGGCGAAGTTCCGGAGCGCCGGCGGGAGCTTGTCGAACGCATCCTTGAGCTCGTGGACCTTGTCGATCACGCCCTGGATGATCGGCTTGACGATATCGAACGCGTCGGTGAAGGCGGTCCGCACGTTTTTCATCGTGGTCTGGATCCCTTCGGCCAGGTTGTCGCCGACGACCGCGCGGAGCACGCCGCCGGCCTCCGGGCGGCCCTTGCCCGACAGCACTTCGAAGATCTCGCCGATGGCCCCGAGCACGTTGCCGATGAACGTCGGGATCTTCGCCAGCTCGGTGATCACGGTCCCGACGAAGAACTGCACCGGGCCCGAGTTCCACACCGCCGAGAAGCCGGTGCTGATCGCCGTGATCACCGCTGCCACGGCCGGGCGGATCTCCTCGAACTTCGCCCGCACGGCGTCGATCGCCTTGATCGCGAGGCCAGTGAAGGCGATGAACGCAGGCAACAGCGCGAAGCCGATTGCCTCCTTCAGGTTTTGGACCTGATTGGTGAAGATCTGCCACTGGCCTGCGGCGGTCTTGGCGAACGCGGCCGATTGGCCGCCGAACTTCTGCTGGACCTTCGCCAGCACGTCCATCGCGTCGGCGCCCTTCTCGACCCGGATCCCGAACCGCGCCAGCACGGTCGTGGTCTCGTCGGTGACCTTGCCCAAGAGCCGCGAGGTGGTGGTGAGGTCGAGGCCGGCGCCACGGGCGAAGTCCATCGCCACCGGCAGGCGATCCATCGCCGTGGCGGCGTCGCCGGTCAGCGCGGTGAGCGTCGACAGCGCGTCGCGCATGTCGGTGTCGCTAAATGCCGTGAGCCGCTCCCACTTTGCGATCTGTCCCTCGATGGTCGCCCCGAGGGCGTCCCAGTCGCCGCCGTTCGCCCGGACCGCCTGGGCCAGGCGTTCCATCCCGGCCTGTTCGTCCATCGCGGCCCGCACGGAGATCACGGCGACGCCCGCGATCGCCGATGCGGCCGCGGCGATGCCGATCGCGGCCGCCTTCGCGATGCCGCCCATGCTCAAGAGGCCGCGCTCGGTCTCCTTCTGGAAGTCCTTCAGGTCCGGACGGAGGGTGACAAATGCCTCGGCAACCGTCGTCGTCTTAAATCTCCTTCCGACGAACGGATACGCAATGCCTGCAATCCGCCGCGTGGACTTTGCCGCGCTTCGCTGCGCTGATCTTTGCGTTGTGCTCGGCGCTTCTTACGACGACGTGCTCGCTGTAGAAGCGAAGCAGACTCGTCGATCGCTTGGCCTGCGACTCCGGAGATTGGCGTTTCCCGAGCGCGCTCTTATTCCCCCATCCGAGCTTGAGATTGCGGCGCAGGTGCTCAGGGCAAGGCGCTCCCGGTGGAAACTGGTCCGCGAGCGCCGCCATTTGCTTGACGCGACGTTCCTCGGTCCATCGCAGGCCCAGCACGCCTTCGCCGCCGAGGGTGTGATTGGTGAGCGATGCGCCAATGAACCTGAAGTAGCTGATCCAGAATCGCTCCTGCTCAGGGCCACGCTCGACATCCGTCTCCTCAAGCACTTCGACCTCAGGAAGCAGCCCGTGCCCGATGACGTTCTTGATCCATCTCGCGCAGTACGTCCTTGTCTGCTGCGCACTCCTGATGTGCTGAGCCACCCGCCTCGCGAGATCGACGGTCAACCCCACGTAGCGCAGCTCATGCGTCGTCGGATCGAACAGCCCGTACACGACGGCGACGGTGGTCATCGCCTGCTCACCACGTCGCCGCCGAGGCCGGCCAGCACCGCGGAGCGCGAGCGTCGATCGCGCTGCGGGCCCGCGAGTTCGTCATCAAGCTTCTGCTTTTCCTCCCCGGTCATGTGCTCCGCGATCAGGAAGTACGCGACGTTCAGGACGCGACCGATGTGCCATCCGGCGTAGACGTCGCGGCCGCCCTGCCCGTGGCCCGATACAACGAGACGACCTTCGATCTGGGCGCGGTTGCGGCTGGCCCAGGCGGCGAGCTTGAGCGCGGCGTAGTAGGGCGCCCGACCACATTCGACAGGACCCCCCCGAGGGCCGTGTTGAGCTCGTCGAAGGTGACCGGTGTCTCGGTGTTGTTCAGGACCGCCTTGAGCGCGGCCCGGTCGTCGGGGACCACGATCCCCCGGAGGGTCCGGGACATCCCGGCGACAGCCGCCATTTCACCTGCCTCCATCGCCTCGGCGAGATCGAACATGACCCCGATCGGAAGGGTCTCGATGCAGCGCAGCTCTTTCCCGCCGAGGCGGAGGATCTTGCTCATGGCTTAGGACCCGGCGCCAGAGTCGCTGTAGTTCGCGTCGAAGATCACCTTGAAGGCGGGCGCGTCCGCCGGCTTCGAGCAGCGGAACGAGCACGGGATGACCGCCTTCTCCGCGCCCTTCTTGCGGGGCATATCGATGCTGCCGACCTGGAGGGACTTGCGGAAGATCCAGCGCTCGAGCACGTCGTCCGACTCCCAGCCGAGCATGACGTAGGCGAAGTCGCCGACCGACGGTGGCTCGAAGGTCGTCAGCCCGCCGGGGCTCTGGACGTCGCCACCGTTGAACGCGCGGGACAGGTTGTCGGCGGTGATCTCGGCGAGGGCGAAGTTCACCGTCCCGTCGCGCTTGGTCTGGATGATCGCCACGGGATCGAGCTCCTCGGCGACCTCGACGTTCTCGAAGGTCTGATCGAACACGAAGTTCGATCCCTCTTTGGTGTAGCCGAGCTCCGTCCAGGCGTTGTCCCAGGCCGTCGCGAGGTCGTCTGGCTCGGTGGAGCCCAGTGGTGCGATGAGCAGCTTACCCGGACCGATCCGGACTGCCAGTGGATTGCCCAATGTCGTGCGCTCCTTTTCGTTTCTAGCTGTCTGCGGTCGCGGTGAAGGTCACGTCGACGATGTAGCGCGGGATCGGGGTCGTGGCCGCGGTGTCGTCCGGCTCCCAGTGGATCGAGTCGACCGTCGCGTCGTGCAGCAGCACGCCCGCGTGCCGGTAGCGGGTGAGCGCATCGGCGGCGGTCGCGAGCTCGGCTGCCGCGGCCGCCGCCTCGGCCTTCGTGCCACCCCAGACGTCGAACTGGATGAGGCAGGCGTCGTCTGGACCGGCGACCCGGAACAGCACGAGCTGCGGCCGCGCGGCGGTGTTCTTCGCCCCGAAGAAGACGCGCCGGTCGATGGACCCGACGCTGTCGCGGGCCCACTCGCGGACCGCCGACTCGACGTCGACCCATGTGACCGGCTCGGCTACGGACACGCCGTCAGTTCCACCATCAGCGGATCCCTCCTCTCAGCGCACGACGGAGCGGGGCGATCGCGACGTTCGTCCGCGTGCCGAATTCCACGGCCAGGGCCCCCGAGCCGGCCATGATCACCTGAGCGAACGCCCCGCGGCGCCCGACCCCCGCGCGCGTCGACAGGGTGAGGTGTTTCGGCGCGCGGACCTTCCGCTGGACCTTGTCCGCCACGGCCCGGAGGGCCCGAGCGACGGCCGCCGACTGGCGCAGATCCTTCTCGGCATCGGGATGGAACACGATCCGCAGGTCGCTCATGCGATCCCCTCCACGAGCCGGAGTCCCGCGCGGGTGTGGTCGAGGCCGAAGCCGGTGCGGGCCGCGATCCAGACGACCTGGTACTGCTGGCCTTTCGCGTCCTCGACCCGGTCGGTGTGGAGCAGCCCGATCGGGTCGCAGTCGAGCGCGAATTCGACGACCTCCTGCGAGCCGCCGGTGTTGCGCTCACGGCCGGACGGGGACGCGATGTTGGCCCGGATGCGCTCGTAGACCGCCTCGTCGGCGGGCTGCCCGCTGTCGTACGGGTCGCGCGTCTCTTCGCCGGAGTCGGCAGCGGCGCGCCAGACCGTGATAGTGGTCGTGGAAATCGGAATCACGAGTGGCACCGCCACCCTCTGCGGTGCGGCCGGTTGGAGCACGAGCGCCCCGTCCGCCAACGACCGACGGTCAACAGCCGACGCGCGCGTCGACTCGTCATCACGCCGCCACCAGCCAATCGGGCCGCCGGTCCGGAAGCGGCGCATCTGCCCCCGTGATCTTCGTCGAGTCGTTGTAGCGGTGCACCGACAACAGGCAGTGGCCCGCCGGCACGAGCGCGACCTCGTCGGCGACCGTATGCATCCGGGTGTGACCGCGCGCCCAGACCCACGTGTAGCGCGAGTCCGTCACCGGCTGGCGAAACGCCTGGAACATCGACGGCATGTCGTTGCGGTAGTGGTATTCGCCGGTGTGCGGGACCGAGATGCCGCAGTCGTACACCTGCCGCGTGGCGACATCGAACTTGTACGGCTGGAAGTGGACCAGTGCGCGCGGCGCGCGCATCGCGGCGAGCGTCGCGAGCGCGGTCGAGAGGAACTGCGGCCCGATCAGGTCATCGCTGCCGAACAGCAGCTGCACGGGGTAACGCGGCAGTCCGTGGACCGAGCCCCACGGGTGCGCATTCCGAATCGGATGCCGGATCAGCCGCTTCGAGTCGCGGACCGTGAACGTACGGATGCGCGGATCCATCGCCTCGATCTCGGCTTTGTGACGTGGATGGACCCAGACCCACACGTCGCACTCGGCATCTTGCTGCTGAAAGATCCGAGGCAGCACATCCGAGCGGAACCAGCCGAACCGCCATGCGATCTCGGCCTGGTCACCGATGCCGGGGGGGTAGCAGAGCCGAATGATGGCGGCGGCCTGATTCACCCGAATGATGGCGGCGGCCTGATTCACGCGGCCTCCCAACGGCTCGGCTCGGGGAACCGCGAGGCCAGGAACGTGACCCACTCGGGTCGCAGGATCGGCGGGAAGCTCAGGAACGCGCCGTCCTGCAGGGCGCTGAAGTGCTCCGAGCGGCGGATCCGGAAATCGTGTGTGATCTCGACGGTCTCGCCATCGACGATGTTCCCGTACAGACTCCCCATCACCATCGGGCCGGTCATCATGGCGACAGCCCGCGCGAGAATGGGCTTTCGGATCAGCATCGGGTAGTGGATCTGGTAGTTCCGCAGCGGCAGCTTCTCCTTGACGAGCTGCCGGTACGTCGTCGCGAGATAGCGGCCATACGACGTCGAGCGGAACTCCTTCTGGTAGTCCGCGAGCATCCCGCGGGTGTGCACCGGGATCTCGCTCGCCGGCCTGAGGAACAGGTGGTCATCGTCCAGCAGGAGGAACGGGTCGCTCAGTTCGGGCATCGTGGTCATCCGCAGATACTTCTCGCGCAGGTTCATCGCCTTGTCCGCCTTGTCCTCCATCGACACATGGACGACGTCGTGGATCCACCGCGGTCGATGGCCGAACAGGTAGACCTGGCCGAGCGGGAGCCGGACGTTCTGGACGACGCTGCGCAGGCTGTAGCGCAGCTCGGCGTCGTCGATTCGCGAGCCGCTGCGGATGAGCGGGTAGACGATGTCCGATCATGCCGCCCGCGCAGTCGCCCGCCGCACCGAACCGAGCCAATCGACTGCGGGCAGCGGCTTGTCGGCTCGGGTGATCTTGGTGGAGTCGTTCCATCGGTGGACCGAGAGCAGGGCATGACCCTCGGGTACGAGCTGGACCTGATCCGCGAGTTGGTACAGCTTCGTGTGGCCACGAGCCCAGACCCAGGAGTATCGACCGTCATCAACCGGCTGGCGCAGGGCTAGGAACATAGAGGTCATCGTGTTGTGGTAGCGGTACTCGCCCGTATGGGGCACGCTGATCCCGCAGTCATAGACCTTGCCGTTCTCGACGTCGTACTTGAACGGCTGGAAGTGCACGAGCGCCCGCGGCTGGGGCAGCCGCGCGAGTTCGTTCAACGCGATCCGCAGAAAATGCGGACAGACCAGGTCGTCGCTCCCGAGGAGCACCTGCACCGGATAGCGCGGTAACCCCCGGACCGCGCTCCAGGGATAGCCCATGCCGCTGATCGGGTGGCGCCGGAAGGGCTGCGTCTGGGCGACGTCGAACGTGTGGAGTCGCGCATCCATTGCCGCGATCTCAGCGCGGTGACGCGGATGGACCCAGACCCACACGTCGAGCTCCGCATCCTCTTGGTCAAAGAGGCGCGGGAGCACCGCGTCACGGAACCAGTCCGACCGCCAGCGCCACTCGGCATCTGGAATGCCGGGCGGATAGCAGAGCCGGATGATGGCAGCGGCCTCATTCACAGCCAGTAAGGTCCCGGAACAACGCGAACGCCATAACGCGCCGTGGTAGTCGAGTCGTTGTACGCGTGCGTCACCAACAGTGCGTGCATCCGATCGCGGATCAGCGTCGCGGGCCTCGCGACTTCGTGCAACCGCGTATGCGAGAGCGCCCACACCCATGTGTAGTTGGCCGCGCGCGGATCCTGCCGCAGCACGCATATCGGCGACGGCCGATCCACGCGGTATGGCGGCATCAGATAGACCTTGCCGGTCGGCAGATCGAGCAGGCCGGGCTGAAACGTCACCAGGCCGCGCGGCGAGCTGCCGAGTGCGGTGCGGGCGGTGCGCATGAACTCTGGTCCCAGGTAATCGTCCGAGCCAAGAAGCACCTGATCGCGGTACCGCGGCATTCCGCGTACGGCGGCCCAGGGCAACGGCTTCGTTCCGACACCCATCGGATCAGTCGTGAACGTCCGAGCGCTCGCGTCCAGCGCACCGACGCGCTCGGCATGACGGGGGTGGACCCATACCCAGATGTCCAGCTCCGGCTGCGCGAGCAGACGTGGCAAGACACGGCGAGCGAAATGATCGATCCGCCATTCAGCGTTCGGCTCGCCCGCGCCGACCGCCGGCGGGTAGCAGAGCCGGATGATCGCGGCCGCTTCGTTCAGGATCACTCCTCCCACGGAGCGGGACCGAGCGGGATCTGATCGCCGCCGATGTTCACGTCGGCGAGCAGCGGGTCGCGCGGCAGGAGGTAGTCGGACGTGAGCGCGAGCGGGAGCCCGTGGAGCTGCGGCCGGCGGCCCGGCGGATCGCGTTGCGCTCGTCGCGCGTGAGGTAGACCGACCCGCCGCCCGCGGTCCCGCCGTACGAGACCGAGACGTCGCCCACCTGGGCCGAGGTCGCGCCCTGGGGGTTCTGGTACGCGCGGTAGGCCGCCGCGAGCGCGATCGCGGTGATGATGTCGGGGATCGGGTTCGGCCCGCTGTCGCCGCTGTCGGGAACGATGTCCCAGTCGGTGAAGCCGGCGCCGGCCTCGGCCCGGATGAGCGCGGATGCGTCATCGAGGGCCGCTTGTGCCCGGAGGGCGTCGGCCGACCCGGACTCGAGTGTGAGTCCGAGCCGGGCCGACAGCTCCTCGAGGTCTGCCAGTGACGGCAGTACGGGCACGTTCGCTTAGCTCGACGCGGTGAAGGCGATCTTGACCGCGCGGACGTTGGTGTCGTTCAGGTCGTTCGCTCCTGAACCGGAGCCCCCGTCGCGGCCGTCGTTGACGCTGGATGCGCCCGCGAAGGCCGACACGACCGAGCGGTCGCGGAGGTACGCCGTGTCGTAGTCGCGGAGCCAGCGCATCGCGAGGCCGGACTCGGCCTTGCTGGCGCCGAACGGTGCCCCGGACGGGACCTCGGGGGCCACGTTCGCGAAGGCGAACGCGGTGCGGTGGAACGCGACGCCGAACTCCTCGGGGACCGAGTTCGACTGCACGACGGTGAAGCCGGCCACCTGGCCGAGCACCGCGTTGCGCAGCGCGTCGGTGGACCCGGACTGATCGGCCGCGCGGATCGACTCTTCCTTGAGGCCGGCGGCCTCGATCGACGAGCCGATGAGGGCCACGCGGCCCTCGGCCGGGACGTTCGCGTCGTTGAGCTCCTTGCGGGCGTCCACGAGCGCGTCGTAGAACCCGTCCTCGGTGCCTTCGACGAACTGCACGTCCGCAAGGCCGAAGCTCGCGCCGATGATCGCTTCGGCGACGAGCGTCTCGAGGCGCTCGGCGACCGCGATCATCTGCGGCATCAGGACCTGCGTGGTGAAGTCGACGATGTCGAGGGTGAGCTCTTCGTCGGTGACAGCGATCGCGCTGTACACGTGCTTGTCGAGCACCACGGGGATGCCGACTTCCTCGATGAAGTCGACGACGATCGGATCGTTCCGGGTCCGCCATTCGTAGTCGCGCGCCGCGAGGATCGAGGGGACCCGGATGGTGATCGTGTCGTTCAGCGCGCCGCGGAAATCGGCCACGCCGAGTCGGGTGACGAGCCGCGGGAGGATGAGCTCGCGACGGAGGACTCCGAGGGCTGCTGCTGCGATGCGACCGGGTTGGAGGAATGCGTTCATCGGTTTAGAGGCTCCTTAGTGCCTTATTCGGTCACGCTCCTTTTCCCTTTTCGGGATGGATCTGGACGCCGTGCGGCGTCGGTATCGCTATGCGGTGGTGTTAGCCCCTTCGGGCGTATGCCTTTTCAACGATCGAGTCGACACTCTCTTCGGGCTCTTGCGTCCGATTGCCGGATCCCGGCCGCAGGGCCGCCCGCGGACGGCGCGTCACGCCAGGCTCAGGCTCTTCCTCGTCGCTCTTGACGAAGGACTTCAGGAGCTCGTCGGCGTCGGTCTCGAGCTCCGCTTCGGTGGCACCCACGAGGCGCTTCGCCTGCGCATCGGTCAGACCTTTGCGCATCGCCACGCGGAGGCGCATCAGATCGCGCTCCGCGGTCGCGGCACGATCTTCTGCCGCCTTCTTCGCCTCGTCGGCCTTCTGACCGTCGGACTTGTTCTTGTCCTCGATCTCCTTCAGCCTGGCCGCCGCTGGTTCGAGATCCCGCAGCCGGGTCCGCAGAGTGTTGATGGTGTCCTTGTCGGCCTTCGCCTTCCGCTCCCATCCCTTGCTCTGCTTCCTCCAGAACGCGACACGAGCATCCGGGTCGGTGGGCTCTTCGTCTTCCGCTTCGCCGGCCTGCTCCGCTGCCTCACGAGCTTTCCGCTCATCCTCGGTCTCGTCGCGCTCTTCTCCCGTCGTGGGGTCCTTCACCTTCGCCACGCGTTGCTCCTCACGTCCTTTTCGGACTCGACGCTCTCCCGTTTCGGACCTTGTCGGCATTATGTGCCCTGGACAACGCCGAACGGACGAGCGCGCTCAGCGTTTGCGCTTCTTCGTTCGCTCGCGAGCCTTGTGCAGCGGCATCGCGTCCTCCTACCCCCTGAACCGCCGCACGGGAGCGCCGGTCGCGGCAACGAAGACCGGCTCGCTGGTACATGAGCAGTGGTCGTGGGCCTCGAAGTTCACCGAGTCTTGGCTGTACACCGCGCCGCGGCCGGCGAGCATCGCGCAGAACGGGCACGGCGCGGCCGATGTGATCCGCCGCCAGCGGACCCGATCCGCGCGGACGTACGCGCCGATCGTCTCGCGGCCGCCGTTCAGCACGATCCGCGACACCGCGCCAGATACGCGGACGAGCGTATTCGCGGTGATGTCGGCAAGCGGCTGCTTCGCGAGTATCGCCGCCTTCGCGCCGATCGCGCCCGTGACCAGCAGCGACGTCGTGGCGGCCGCCCG